GCTTCGACAGCGCCGCCGCGCGGTCGGCGCTGGTCGTTCGCTCCAGCTCCAGCCCCGCTGCGGTTGCCGGCAGCCCGGATGCGGGATCATTGACCTGCGCCGACAGCTGCTGGATGTCCCGAGCGTTGGCGGCATCGCGATCGGCGCTCGCCTGTCGATCCTGCGCGACGACGGCGCGCGTCGCCGGCAACCCCGTCGCCGGGTCGTGCAGCTCGGCAGTGATGAGATCGATCTGCTGCCCGCGCGCGCTGTCGCGATCAGCGCTCGCGGTCTTTTCCTGCGCAAGCGCCGCCGCCGTTGCTGGCAGTCCCGTGGCCGGATCATTGACCTGCGCCGACAGCTGTTGGACGTCATGGGCGTTCGCCGCGTCCCGGTCGGCGCTGGCCTGGCGATCCTGCGCGACGACCGCCTTGGTGGCTTCCAAACCCGACGCGGTGTCGTTGGCCACCGCCTCCGTCAGGTCGAGCCGATGAGCGAGCGCGGCATCGGCCTTGGCGGTTGCATCCTCGACCGCGACGATTCGGGAGCGCGTCGCGGGCAACCCCGACACAGGGTCGTTGAAGGCCGCCTCCAGCGCGGCGATCCGGCTGGTCGCCGCCTGCGTGCTGTCCGTCAGCGCCTTCGACGTCGTGACGATCGCCGCCTCGGCCAGCCCCAACCGCGCGTACAGCGCCTCACGCGCCGCCGCCTCCGACCGCTGCCCGGCGACGAGGGTCGTCGAGAATTCGGTCTGCACCTGCACCAACTGCGCGGCGCGCGCCTGCCCCGCCTGCTCGCCAGCGGCCAAAGCCCGCAGGAGGGCCTCGCCACTGTCATCCGCCGCACCGACCGCCTGACGGATCGTCATCTGAGCGCTGGCGATGCCTGCCGCCGCCGTGATCGACGCCTGCTCCAGCCGGCCAATCGCGGCGGACTGGCCGTTCATGGCCACGCCAACCGCGTCGATGCGCTCGCCCAGAGCGCGATCGCCATCGACCTGGGCCTTTTGCGTGGTAACCAGGTTCGCGTAGGTCGCCGCCAAGCCTGTCGTTGGGTCATGCAGCTCGGCGACCAGCGACTGGAACTGCTCGGTCAGCGCGCTCGTGCGATCCGACGCGGCTTTGAGGCCGGCGGTCAGCGCCGCGCGCGTCGCGGGCAAGCCCGTGACCTGGTCGTTGACGATCGCCTCGACACCGTCGACGCGGGTGCCGAGCGCTGCATCCCGGGTCGCACTGGCATCGTCGACCGCGTTGATGCGAACGCGCGTAGGGGCGAGGCCCGTCACCGGATCCGCCAGCGCCACCTCCATGGCGGCGATGCGACTGCCGTAGGCGCCGGTCGTGTCCGCCAGGACCTTCGACGTCATGACGATCGCCGCCTCAGCCGCATTCATTCGCGCGAGGATCGCCTGCTGCGCGATGGCGGAGGCTTGGCGATCGGCGATAAGCGACGTCGAGAAGTCAGTCTGGATCTGCACGAGCTGCGCGGCACGCGCCTGCCCCGCCTGCTCGCCGGCCGCGATCGAGCGGAGGAGCGCTTCGCCCGTGTCCCCCGCCGCGCCAACGATCTGACGGATCGTCATTTGGCTCGATGCGACGCCGCCGGCAGCGTCGAGCACTGCCCGGTCGATCCGCCCGATCGCGGCGGATTGGTCGCCCAGGATGGCGGCCTGCGCATCGATGCGTTGCGTCAGCGCGGCATCCCGCGTGACGCTGGCATCGGCCTGGGACAGCATCAGCGCGTTGGCCTGGTCGATCCGCACCGACAGAAGGGTTCGCGCGGTGGCAGCCGCAGAGAAGCCGTCATCCATCCGCGTCGACAGTTCCTGCCGCGCGAGAGCGATCTGGCTGACCTGATACCGCCCGGCCGTCTCCCCGGCGGCCAGCGAACGCAACAGGGCGTCTGCATTTGCGTCGGCGGTGCCCCGCGCCTGGCGGACCTCGACAACCAACCCGGCTGTATCGGGCATTGCGGTTAGCGTCTGCTCGATGCTGGCGGTTCGCAGCGTCAGCCGGTCGACCGCGTCGGCTGTCGCAAGAAGGCCGATCTTGCCATTGAGGGCATCGACGTTAATTTCGGTGGTGCGGACGCGCGCGGTAAGCGCTGTAAGCTCGGCAATGGACGCCTTCAGCCGCACCGCTGCGTTCAGGCCGTCGACCGTCGTCTCGGCTTGGCTAAGGCGGGCGAGGATTGGCTCGAGCTGCGCGACCTGCGACGGATCCAGAACGGCGAGCGCGATCTGCTCGTTGACGAAATTGACGGACGCCTTCTGCGTGAGCGTACCCTTCACGCTATCGACTGACAGCTCCACCAGCGACGTGCGGTCCTCGAGCTGATCGATCGCATAGATACGCACCGTTCCCGAGATGGGATCGATCACCACCCCCGCATCGCGGAGGATGTCGCGGGTCTGGGCGTTCGCCAGCACCGCTCGCAGCAGCGATTCCTCGACGCGGCCGACGGAGCGATCGAGTTGGCGCTGCGCTTCGTCCTGGTCGGCGACGACGCCCACCAACGCACCCAGCGCATCGCTCGCCTTTACGTCCGCCAGCTCGAGCGCCGAGATCGACAGCGCGGCATCGCCCAGCTGCTGTCCCAGCGTTCCAAGCGCCAGGTCGAGCCCGATGTCCGTCTGCTTCAGCGCGCTGATGTCGCTGGTGATCGGACCGAACTGCGCCTGGATGGGGCCGAACTGCGCTTTGATCGGGTCTAGCTCGTCGAAGGTTCGCAGCAGATCGGCGCGCGCCTCCTGAAGCCCCTGCGCCGACATACCCGCGACCGTCGTCAGGCGATCCTCAGCACCGGCGGCATAGGCCGCCAGTTGCCGCTGAAGGTCAGCGACACCGATAAGCTCGCGCAACTGGTCCATCGAGACCAGCAGCGGCTGCCCATCCGTGAAGACGGCAAAGGTCGGCCCGGCCACGATCAGCGTCCGATCGCCTGCCAGCGGAAGGTATGTGCGTTGGAGTATGGGCGCTCACCCCAGCCCGTGTCGAGGAAGCCCGTGGCGCCGGCGATCGTCGGCGCGTTGAACACGACGATCATAGGGTGCCACTGTCCCTGTCCGAGCTGATACGGGTCGCCATTGGCGACGATCGAGCCGCAGACGTTGAGGAACGGACGCGGAAACGACAGCGAGAACGCGCGTGCGCTGGTGCCATCGCCGAACACCGTCAGCGACCCCCATTGAATCATGTTGCCGCCCGGCAGCGGAGCCCAACCGCTCGACCCATCGCCGCCTCCCGCCGCGCCGAACGCCGCCGGCGTCAGCGCCTTGGTCGCATCGCTCTGCTGGTTGAGATCCGACGCGCCGGCCGCCGGCACCGCAAGCGACAGGTCGCTCATGAGGTTGCCACCGCCGGTCAGCAGGCCGCCCGTCGAGATCACGCGGCTGGTGAGCACCCGCGCAGCCAATGCAGCGGTGACGTTCGTCGCGAACGCCGGATCGTTGCCGATCGAGGCGGCGATCTCTCCGAGGGTATTGAGGTTCGCAGGTGCGCCGCCGATCACTCCGAGGATCCGGTCGGCCACGAGCGCCGCGCCCGACTGGGGCGACAGCGCTCGATTGTTGATCGCCCCTGCGACCGCCTCCTGGTTCGACGCGAATGCGATGCCGCCGGACGCGATCAGCGCCCGGATCGCGGCAAGAACCTGACCGCGGTCGGCCTTCGACAGGCTGATGCCGGCCGCCGCTACGATCGCGACGAGCTCCTCCTGGATCATGTTGAGCCAGTCGGCCGGAACGTCGGTGGGCGGCGTCGGCACAGACGGATCGCCCCCGGTGAAATAGCCGGGAGTGCCGGACACGGCAGAGGGCGCCGGCAGCGCGGGCGCTGCCGTGGGGCCATCGACACGGAACATGGGCGGTCCTTCAGGCGAGGAGGATGGTGGTTTCGGCCGGCCGGATCGCGTCGAGCTCGGCTTTCAGCGTGGCGACCGGCAGGCCGCCGCGGTTGGCGAGGACGCGGACGCGCCAGGCGTCGATCCAGAGGCGCGACCGGGCGGGATCGCCAGCGCGGAAGCGGCCTGCGCGTAAGGGGGCGAAATTGTCGATTGCGATCGTGAAGCCGAGCGTCGCGGCGAAGGCGATGAACCGGGCGCGCGATTGACCGCCGGCGCCGACCAGTCGTGCGACGACGCGTGCGCGGCGCTGCTCTGCCGTTGCCCCATCGGCCGCGACAAGCCCCAGGCTCGCCTCCCACTCGACCAACAGCGCGGTCGTGGTCGCCGGGAACGCGTCGACGAGCAGCTGCATCGATGCCGCATCGCTGCGCCATAGCGACAGCGCCAAGGCGGCGAGCGTGCGGCCCTGCACGGACTGAGGATCATTCGCCCAGGCGGGGCCGCGGGGCATCAGCGCGCGGGCGGCGCGGGCATATTCGTCCGCCGCGAAGCGAGCGCCTACGCCCATGTGATGCTCGCCAGGGCCGGCAGGCAACCGGCGTTCGAAACGATGTTGCCCGCCGCGCCCGGGGTTACGGCGCCGGCGCTCGCGTCAACGTTGGTGATGACGAACCCGGCCGAGCCGTTGACCGCGGCGATCGCCGCCTCGATCGCAGACATATTGGTCACGCCGCCGGGCACGGCGCTGGCGAGCAATGCCGCCGTGATTGCCGAGGCGATCGCGCCTTTCAGCGTCGCCGACGCACCCGCCAGGCCGGCGATCGTGAAGGTCAGGCTGTTGGGGCGCGGCGACACCGCATAGATGATCGGCGTGACCGGCTGGCGCACGAAAATTGCATTGGCGACGGTCAGCTGGTCGCCCGCCGCGGCGATATCGCGCGCCTCGGCAGCGGCGACGCCGTTTGTGCCTTGCGGATACCCACCGTGGGAGGCCTGCGCATCGTCCATCATGAAATAGAGGACGACGGTCGATGGCCCCATACCTCCCGGGTCTACCCATGCTCGCGTGACGCCCGGCACCGCCAAGGCCCATTGCCTGTAGTCGGACGCCGATCCGCCCTGCGGCGGGTTGGCATAGGCGAGCAACATGCGTGACCGCAGCGAATCGTCGCTCTCAACGGCAGCGCCGCCGGTGATGGGGCCGGCCGCCGCACCGGCAGCTGAAACCCCGGCAACGCCCGACCCGAGCGCAAAGGCGGCGCCGCCGGCGGCATTGCCAGTCGTACCAGCGGCAATTGACGCGATTGGGGCTGTTACCGACCCGCCCGCGCCGACCGATGCCTCGGCGGTTGTGGTATAGGCGAACCCGTCACTGCGCAGAACCGAGGTTCCGACCGGGATAACGGCACCTGGCGTCCCGGTGAACGCCACCGCGCCCGTGGCGGCCGTCGCCGGCTTGCGGGTAACGCCTTTGAGGCCCGCCCAGCCCTCCAGCATTTCGCCGATCGCGGTGAAGGGCGTCGCCTGACGGGCGATATAATCGAGGTAGCCGTAATGGCCGGTGGCGAGGCCCGCCAGGATGTTGGCGAGGATCGCGAGGTTCGAATAGCGCAGCAGCGCGTCGGCGCCGGGAAGCGCGGATTGCAGGTCCGTCTGCGTCTGCTTGCGCAGCTCGTCGAGCGTCGGCCGGGCGAAGGTCATGCGAGGTCCTTCCAGGCGTAATCGAAGGGGACGGCAGTGGTGCCGGTGGGATGCGAGACGACGATCCGCCCCGCCAGCCGGCCGCCTGCCTGCCATTCTGCGGTGACGTCGATCGCCGATGCCGCGCCATCCGCGGTGAGCCAGCCGAGGGCCTGACGAATGTACGCGATCGCGAGCTGGAGGTTCTGCGGCGTGCGCTTCGCGCGTGCGAGCAGCCAAAGCTTGGAGCCGATCGTCGGATCGGCCCACCAGCCCCGCGGGTCGTCGGTGCCATCGGGGATCACGTCATCCGGACCCGCCGCCGCGTCCGTGAACAGGCTTATGAGGACGGCGGTCTGGATATCGCTGCCCGCGACCAGCCCGGTCGCCTGGGCCGGTGATGCGCCGACAGCGAACCCGTCGGGACCGATGACCGGCCGGCCCGCGCCGTCGCGCATGAAGCCGGCCGCCGCCGGCACAGCCCAATCGCCGCGGCTGTTCGCCGCGTCCCAGATCGTTGCGATGTCCATGGGTCAGGCCTGTGGCTTCGGGGGGCCGGAACCCCAGCTCCCTCCGGCCGCGACCGGAGGATGGTTGTGGAGATTGAAGGTGTCGTGGAGCGCGCCCAAGCTGACCGCCTTGCCATCGGCGCGGGCCACGACATCCCCCGTCGTCTCGATGTCGCAAGTGCAGCGCACCTTGCTGGCATTCGTCACCGTGACCATGCCACCTGCCCCGTCGATCTCGATGCCATCCTCCGTCAGGCGGATGATCCGCCCCCGAACGTCATAGATCGCCGCATCGCCGGGCTTCAGGTTGCGCGGGCGAGATGCGCGGTGCGCGGTGCCGAGGGCAACGCCGAGCGCCGCCTCGCCATTGCGATTGATCACCACGACGTCGGCGTCGATCGGCGGCACGCTGGTAAAGCCGAACTGCGCGATGCGGAGCACCCGGTCGGTAATCCGATCCGACCCGCCGTTGCCGGCTGCCCGCTGCGCGAGCTGGAGGCGCTGGAAGTCGTCGGCATCGTCGACGAGGGTAACGCGGCCGAACCACAGGAGATTGCGGAGCCAGCTCATTATGGTTGCGCGTCCGGAGGCGTGATGTCGGCCGCGTTGATCGCCAGCAGGCTGATCGGCTCGATCGTGAACGCCTCGCGCGGCATCAGGACCAGATCGGCATGCGTGCCGTCGGGGCCGCGACGAAACCTCACCTCAGCAAGGATCATCGCGCCGGCGCCGAGGCGGTTTGCGGGCAGGCTGACCGGGACCAGCGTGTTTGGTGCCCAGAGCGCACCGGCGGCATCGCGCCAGCTGTCGACCTGCACCAGCACGACCGTTGAGCGGCCCGCGCGCCGCGCAACCTCCCATTTCGCCTTCCGGATGGCGAACGCATTGGCATCCTCCGCCACGCTCTCGAGAAAGACGTATTTCCGCCGGTGCCGCGGCACGTTCGGATCGGTCTGGGTGTCGAAAAACGTGCTGCCGCCGACGTCCATGGCGACGTCGACCGTATAGCTCGAGCAGACGATCTCCGAGAATCGCTCGTGCATCGAATGCTGCACGGACCATTTCTCGACGTTCTGGCCGTAGACCGCGCCGGACGCGGCCTGGGCCGTCCCGACGTTGGCGAGCAGGAGGCGACCGGTCGAGTCCTCATAGGCCAGCAACCCGGCATTCTGCGCGAGGCGCTGGATGATGTCCGCCGGCGTTTCGCCGTAATTCAGCGCCCACTGCGTGACGGTCGGGCCGGCGCTCGCCCCATTCGCGAGCACGACCTCGATGCCATAGACCGCGGCGAGCTTCTGCGAGATCGACAGGGCGTCGCCGCCGATCTGCTGGCCGGTCGCCCATTCCGCGCCGCAGTCGGTCAGATCCTGTGTCTTGCCGCGGCCGGTGAGCCTGAGCGAGCGCGACTGCGCGTCACCGCCACCGATGTCCTGGTCGATATAGCCGCTGATGACGAGGTCGGACCCGAGATAGACCTGGCAGGGGTCCCCGGCCGCTGCGATCACCGCGCCCTTGGTGACGGGATCCTTCCACGACATGGCGATGTCGAATTCGCCTGGGAAGCCGTCCGCGCGCAGCGTCACTTCGATTTCGGTCCACCCGCTGATCCGGCGACCGCGAGCGGTCAGGTAAAGCTCTTCCGTCACGCGGCTAGCGCCTGAAGCGTAACCGGCATGAACAGCGGGCTGACGCAGGAGTCGCCCGCCTCGCCCACCAGCTCATCCGCGCGAGCCGCATCACGGTAGAGCCGCTGTGCGAGACTGAGGGCGGGGAGCGGCGCGGGAAGCGAAAACGTGCGGACGTGGGCGAGGCTGGCGCCCCGCACGCGGAGATCCTCGACGACAGCGATACGCAGGGCGCGCAGCGCGGCGAACAGATCGTCAAGCCCGCCGCCGGCAGTTTCCGCCGCGGCGTCGATCGCTGCCGTGACGTCGACCAACCTCGCGAACGCGTCTTCGTAGCTCGACGGCTGATAGGCGGCCGACGCGCGGGCGAGTTCGATCGTGATCGTCAGTCGAAACAGCCGCGACACTGCCGCGCCTGCGGCACCGAGGGCATCCGATCCCACCGGTTGGAACACCAGCAGCCCGGATAGCAGGCGAAGAGCGTCGGCGGGATCGGCGCACGCGCCAGTGAGTGCGGCGAGCAGCGCCGCGATCGCGTCGGCGAGATCGGCCTCGACCGAACCGACGGTCAGCGCCGCCATGGTCACGTCGACGGTGTCGATCGCGGCTGCGATCGTCGCGCGCTGTGTCGCCGCCAGGGCGACCAGCTCCGGCAGGCTGTCGGTGCCTGCTGCCGAGGCCTTGGAGAGGTATCCCGACGTCGCGCCGCGGCTGTACCGCCCGAAGTTGCCAGGGAGCGCCGTCGCCAGGCGCGACAACGCCGTGGCATCGGCGCCGGCGGCAGTCACCTGCGCGGTCCATTGGTTCACTGTGGCGGGGAGCGCGCCGCTGGCGCTGCCGGCAGCGCTCGTCTTGCCGAGGCCCAGGAGGCGCACTGCCGTCGCGGCACCCGCTGCGGCAGTGATGACCGCCGCCGACACGGTGAGGCCGTCGAGGGAGATGTTCGGGAAAGTCTGGCGCCCCGCCTCGATAAAGGCGAACTCCACCGTGCTGTACGTCGCCCCATCCAGCGCCTCGCCCATGCTGATCGCGTCGAGCACGACAGTGAGGATGCCGAGCGTGGGGTGGATCAGCACGCCCGAACCAGCCGCCCGCGCCGCGGTCAACAGCGCGAGGCGCTGGGCGTCGATCGGCAGACCGCCGAGGATGGGATCCTTGTCGACGACGAATCCGCGGATGCGATAGCGCGTCGCGCCCCGACCCATATCCTCGGTCCATACGTCCTCACGGCCGGGATACTCATGGACAGCTAGGCGCCGGCCGGCAGTCGTGACATGATCGGTCACGGCAAAGGGAACGCCGCGGAAGGACGCGGGCAGCAGGTTGAGCAGGGACATGTTGGACCTCCTCAGGCTGTCGCGGGTTACGCGGTGAGAGGGAGACGGTTGTGCTTGGACTTATGATCGCCGCAGCAATCGGCAGCACTGCTGGGCAATCGCTGCACCGCTACACCAACGTTCGCTACGGCTACTCGACTTGCTTTCCAGTCCCCGAATTTAAGGCCCAGGGCGTGTCGGATTCCGGCGATGGCCAGGTTTTCAAAGCTACAAGCGGGGCGGAAATTCGCGTCTGGGGTCGCTACGCTACTGGAGCGAACCCCTCCGCAGACTTCTCAGCCGACGTTTCCGATAACGCAAAAGACTTGGCCGGAAATGGGGGGAAGGTCACATATCGCGTAGATCGCCCGACGTGGGCGGTGTTTTCCGGCACATCCGCATCCCAGATTTTCTGGTCGAAGGAGATGTTAAAGGGGGATCGAATTGTAGTCGTGCAATTCGTCTATCCGAGCTCGTTGCGCGCCAGATACCAATCCATCCCGGCGACACTCAACCGATGCTCGATGGTCGGTACGGCGCCGTTCTAACGAGCCACAGCGTGGCTGATCGCAGGCTGGCTGCCGTGCCGTGACTTTGCGGTAACTCTGGTGCCCTGCGGCAGCCCATGCACTTCGAGCGAGATTTGGGTGGGCTGACCAGCCGGCGGGCGGTCGTAACGTTCAAGCCCCTGCTTATGGATGACGCTCTTCAGCTTCGCACCATAGCGATGGTCCGTGGCATATACGCCCGTCAAGGAGTCCGCCGCCTCGTCAACTGTCCGGGCCTGTTGGAAGGCCCTGTATCGCTTGCCGGATAGTAGCTTGGCATGCGCCTCAAACGCATCTTCCAACGTGTCGAATTTTCTGAATTTGGCCGTGGTGTAATAGCTGCGCCCGAAGCGATCTTCCTCGCGTGTCCGCGCCAGTACGAACGGCTCGCCACGCCGCGCCTTGATACCGAAGGGGTTATTGCTCCCGGCTGGCATGCGCTTCCCGTAGGAACTTTCCAATCCATATTGGCCGAGCGTAACCGATGCCCGAACGCCGGTTCGCGCCTGCGTCCGTTGCGCAGCGCTGATGGCGCGGGCTGTCAGTCCAGCCGCTGCGCGCTCGATCGACCTACCACCTTGCTCGATCGCCCTGCCCCCGCGTTCGATCAGCCCGGCCGCCGGCGCAAACGTGTTCTTGACGATCCCCCCGAACGTCGTGGCGCCGCCGACGATCTGGCGCCCTGCGGCGAGCGTCGCATCATAACCCGGCTCCGCCGCATCCGCCGCCGCGCTGCCGGCGATCGCCATCGCGCGGTCGGTCAGCTGCCCAACCATGGCGCCTTTCCGCTGAATGCGCTGGCCGCGCTTAATGTCGTCATCGGACGCGATATAGGCCGTATTGCCCGCGTCCTTCATGTCGTCGCCCAGAGCCTTGCCGCCCTGCGAGAAGACGGGGATCAGGGCGTCCGACAGGCCCAGCGCTGACGCTGCGGTACGGCGACCCGACGAATTCTGGCGCGCGATGGCATCGGCGATCGCGGGCAGCATCGCGCCGACATTGACGGTGCCGTCGTCATTGAGCTGCATCTTGACGCCGAGCTTCGACAGCATCGCCAGCGCGCCGGTGTTGCGGCCGTATCGGGCATCGTTCAGCGTCTGCGATAGGCTGGCCAGCCCGCCGGTCGCTGCGCCCTTGTCGACGCCCATGCGCTCGCTCGCCGCGGCGAACTCCTGCATCTCCTTCCGCGCAACGCCCATGGTATCGGCCATGCGTCCTACGGCTGCGGCGCCCTTGGCCCATCCGTCCGCCATCTTGAACGCTGCGAAGCCCGCCTCCGCCAGCACACCGACGGTAGCCCCCGCGACCGTGCCGAGCACGCCGAGCGTGCTGCCCAGCATGGACGCGCTGCCCGCCGCCTCGCCCAACCCCGTGCCGGTCGCCGCCGCCGCCTCCCGGATCGCGCCGAGGCGCGTCGCAAAGCCCGACGTGACCGAACGGCCGCCGAACACCCGCGCGCTCGCCTGCTCGACCTGCCCGAGGGTGCGTAGCGCGCTCCGGCTGGAGCGACCCAGCCCCTCGCGCATCGCGCGATCCTGGTTACGGGTGACGGCGCTGACATGCTTCGGCACCGTGCCGAGGCGCTTCTCCGCCGACCGGGCGCCCTTCGCCGTCCGGTCGTTCGCGGTAATGTCGATCGCGACCTTCGGCTGGCTCATGACGCCTCCCCGGTTTCGAGCATGTCAGCCCAGCCCAGCCACTTCAGCAGGACCGACCATGGCCGGGTGGCGATCTCGTCCGGCATCTTGCCGTATCGCTGAGCAAGCGCGTCGAGTGCGCCCTCCCAGCCAGACGGCCTCAAAGCAAAAAATCGCCGATCCGCCGCGACGCGCGATAGAAGACGCGGGCGGGGAGCTTCTCGACGACCGAAGTGGGAACGCCCGCGACGACGCTGATCGCCTTCACGTCGGCCTCGGCCCCGGAGAGCTTGTCCCACTGCATGATCTCGGCCGCCGTGGGCTCGCGGATGACGATCTGCGCCACCGGCCCCGCTGGCCCGTCGATCGGCTTGGCCAAGGGGAGCACCAGCTCCTGGTCGAGATCGTGAGGGACGATATCCGCCCCCAGCCCGATCAGCGCCTCGAGCATCTGCGGCGGCAGTGCGCCGGCGACGATCGTCACCAGCGCGCGCTGATCAGTTTTCACGGACATCTGCGCCCTCCCACTGGATCGCGAACGAGGCGTCCTCGGTGTCGACTTCGACCGGCTCGCCGGCGCGCCACATGTTCCGCCCGATCACCGTCTTGCCGTTGGCGAGCTGGGCAACGACGGTGACGTCGGTCGCATTGGCGAGATCCGCGACCGGGATCGCCCCGCTGTCGCGCAGCTTGGCTTTGATCATCCCGGCCGCCGGCGTCGACTTCACGCCGTGGACGCCATCCATGCCGAGCAGCGTCTCGTTATTGCCCTGGGTCGGCCGATAGCTGAATTCGCCGACGAGCTGCACGGAGCGGCCGTCGACGGTCAGATACGCGGTGCCCGCGATCATATTGGTTGCCATGGTGGCCTTCCGCTTACTGGAGCTTGAACTGGACGAGCATGGCGACGACGCGCAGCTGGCCGATCAAGATGATCGGGAGCAGCACGTCGACCCGGCCCGGGGTGGCGGTGTTCTTCGCCACGCTGACGGCCGCGGCGAAGGCATCGCTGTTCTGCACCCATGCCTGATTGGTCTCGAGCGACCGGTACAGCGCGACGAACTCCGCCCGAATCGTGGCAGGGGTCAAAACGTTGGAGCCCGGCCCGTACCGCACCCCGTCCTGTCCCAGCTTTGCCCGGGCGAACTTGGTCGACCAGAGCGTCGCATAGGCCCGCAGCACTGCCATGAGCGTGAACATGGTTTCGGCGTCGAGATAGGCGTTGTCGGCCTGCCCCTGCGCGTTCACCTGGTAGGTGGTGATGAGACGCTCGATCTGAACGGTCCCCGCAGGATCGACGCGGAACGTCGAAATGCCGTCGTACAACAGCAGGTTGCGCTGCCCGATCTGGAACTGTGACTGGATGGGCGGGGCGAGCACGCCAGCGATGGCGACCGTCTGGAGCGGGGTCCCCGGATCCGCGCGGACGCTCGGCGCCACCGCGCCTGCCAGCGCCGCCGCCCACGCGTAGGGCGGCGTGGGGCTGTCTGCATAACCCAGACACGTCAGATGCTGGTCGTTCAGCGCGGCGCCGAAGCTCGCGAGCGACCCTTGCGTGCCGCGCTTCGCAATGAAGCAATGGCCGTAGATCTGCGTCGTCGGCGCCCAGCGGCCCGCCTGATCGCCGAGCAGGCCAGTGATCGCGGCGATCGAGGTCGTGTCGGAATAGGGCGAGACGATGAAGTCGAACGGCATGCTGCCGAGGGCAGCGAGCGCCGTGGTGAGCGTCGGGTTGGTCGTGCCACCGGACATGGCGGTGACGGCGACGGTAACGCCACCGGGCAGCGCTTCACCGCCGGGTGCGCCGCGATAGTTGACGCGCACATCGATATCGTTGGCGACCGCGCCCTTGTTCTTCGCGGTGAGGTTCACCTTCGCCGGGTTGCCACCGTCTACCGCAGCCGTGACGGGCAGGTCGATCGCGGCGTTGATCGCCGCCGCGGCCGTTGTGGCTACCTGCGCGGCCGTCGCGCTGGCCGCAACGGCGATCTGCACGATCTGACCTGCGATGTAGAGGCTGACGGCACCGGCGCCCGTCGCGGGGCCACCGAACACGATAGCCCCCGTCGCGGCGGCCGCGGCGCCATCGTCGGCGAGCGGCAAGTACCAGACCTCGCCGAACGCGTCGTTGGCGCGATAGGCGGCGACCATGGCCGCCAGCATCGACCCGGCACCGCCGGCGCTGTTCGCCTCGGTGACGCTTGCCGACTGCACGGGGACGTTCGGCGTGAGCGTACCTGCCGCCGTGATCTGGCCGATGATCAGCGCGCGCTGGGTGCCAGCGGCGGTGTTCGCCTGGCTCGCGTCGAGCTCGGCGAACGTGCCCGGCGTGCGCAGGCCGGCGGGAATGGTGCGGAATGCGATCGTCACTTCTCGGCCCCTTCACGATTGGTGGCGGCGCGCGGCGCCGTGGTCACGGCCGACGCCGCAGCGACGTCCCCGTCGACGAGGAGGCGAGCCCAATAGGGATCATTCTCGTCGATCGTGGTGCCGGCAGCGATGGCAAGAGTAGTGGCCGGGTCGCGCACCAGCGCGCCCGGGGCGGGATCGACGATCATGTTCACCTCATGGGATATGGAGGGCGACGGGCGGGTGGAGCGGATCGACCGCTCGCAATTCTGTAATCTCGTCGGCGGGGAGCGGCGCGAAGTCGTCCGCGTCCTGGTACAGCTCGAACGTATAGTCGCACTGGATGCCGGCGAGCCGGGTGGCGCTGGCGGTATAAGCGAACTGCGACTGCACCCCGACCAGCCGCTGCACGATCCGGAAGAGCGGATAGCTGTTGATGATGGCGATCTCGACCTGCCGCTTCAGGGCAAGGAGCTTCGCCTGGATTGTGGCAACGAGGATATCGTCGTCGGGATCGACAGGTTCAGATACCTCGCCGTTGATGCGGATCGTCAGGAGCGTCAGGAAGCTGATCGACCCGTGGCCGGTCGCCTGCTTATCCTCCGCCAGGACGCGCGCCTTCAGCATCGGGAACTGGTCGGACTGCGTCGGCAGATCACCGGGGACAGCGATGCGGTTCTCTGCGTCCGTCTTGTCCGCGAGCGCATCCTGCAGGGCGGCGAAAACCTCCACCTCGGTCGTCATGCGGCGGCCTCGATCAGGATGAGCAAAACATGGCCGTGTCCATCGGCCTGTGCATCAGCGACGCGATAGGTCTTCCCGTTCGAGGGGATGAGCACGCGATCGCCCTGAGCAGGTGGCTGTTCGAACAGGCTGGCGCGGACGCCGAGCACGGGGGTGGAGGTCGAAACCTCGCTACCGTCACCTTGCTCGACGACGCGGTGGTATTGCTCATCGAACACAGCATCTGGAAGCTGGAACGCCGACCCGCGCCGCGGCGTGTAGGTCGGCCACGACGAGGGGACGCCAGGGGCGCCCTCACCGAAAACCGACATCACCGGGCCGAGCAGCTCGGCGTCCCAGTCGATCGACACCGATCAGATTTCCTTGATCTCGATGCCGGACGCCGTCTTCGGACCATCGGAGAAGCCGGCGCGATTGCCATCCTCGTCGAGGATGAAGCCCAGCTCGTAGAGGCGGAGCGCATCGTCGTCGGTGAGGTCGACCTTCTCGCCCGGCCCCTTGCCGCCGACCATTCGGCCGGGCGCAACTTCATATGCGGTTACGGCGGGCTGCGCCTCGGCATCGCCCTGGGTTGTGTCCGGCTTGCTCTTCGTCGTGGTCTTGCCGGTGGCGGTATCGTCCATGGGAAACTCCCGTGAGAGAAACCGGCGCGGCAATACACCGCGCCGGCGGAAGGGTTAGAAAGCGGTGATGATCGGATCGCAGACGAGCGCGCACAGGCATGCGTTCACTCGGCTGGGGATCACGAGCGGAGCGGACTGCATCATGATGATGCGCTGCGCCGGATCGTTGTTCAGCCACGTCTTCGGCGCATAGGCCATCGGCTTATAGTTGAACGCCGGGTCGACGATCAGACCGAAGGCGCGGGTGCCCATCAGGTCGGGGCCGGTCATGACGATCATGCCGTCGGGCAACATCGGCTGCTCGACGCCGTTCGCGTCGATATACCAGTCGTTGTAGAGCCATAGGTCGTACTGGCCCCACTTGCCCTTGTAGATGGCGCCGACCTTCACCTGGCTGCCGGGGTTCAGCGTGTTGCCATCGACGGCGAGCGTCGGATACTGGATCGCACCCTGCACACCTTCAGCGGTCAGGAACTTCGCCCAGGCCGAGTTGGTGAAGACGATATCGGTGGCGACCGCGCCCGACGCCTTCAGGATCCGCGTACCGAACGCGTCAATCTGGCCGACGATGTTGGTGTCGCGCCCCTGGTCGTTGGTGGTCGCACCCCACTTGTTGGCGCCGGTCAACGCGATCGTCAGGGTGGGCGAGCGGCCGAAGTCGATCAGGGTCGTGGGGAAGCCCTCGCCCGCGATGGTGATCGTGCCGGTGGTGAGCGCCGACGACGCCATCCACTCCAGGCGGCGGTTCACCATGTCGACCTGGTCGGTCATTTCCGATTCGAGATTGACCATCTCGCGCTCGGCGGCGGTCAGCTCGCCGCCGATGCGCTCGCCGATCGCGCGGCGAACCGGGCGGCGCAGGTCCGGCGCGCGCTTGTCTTTGATGTACGCGGGCTTGAACTTGTTGGTGACGAACCGCTTCTGCTCGACGAGCTTGCCCTCAACGAGGGGGCTGACGAACGGCGACATCCGGCGAAGGCCGACATCGACGTCGATCGCGACCTCTTCGGTATCGCTTTCGACGATGCCGCCGAAGAAACGATCGAGCAGGAAATTCTGCGACGCAATGAGCGAGGGGACGACCTGCACCAGCTTCGCGGTCGTATAGGCAATGGTTTCCGCCATCGGGGGCTCCATGGAAAAGCCCGCGATCGGCGGGCGAGAGGATCAGGGGGCGATCGCTGTCGCGATCAGGTGGGCAGCGCCGCCGACACCGACGACTTGAGGTAGATGTTCTTCAGCTCGAGCGCGGCCTTCGCGGCGGCGAGCGTGATGCCCGCGCCGAGGATCACTGCGCGCTCGTTAAATTCGCCCATGACGTAGGTGCCGCCGTCGACGTTGCCGCCGGTGGTATCGACATCGTCCGCCAGGATCTCGACCGGGGTCTGCGATCCGTCGTTGGCCGCGGCCGTCGCGATCGTGAACAGGCCGGAGGCGGTGATCATGCCCAGCACCGTGCCGCGCTTGAAGATTGCACCGCCGGTCAGGGTACGGTGACGGCTGACGATCTTGAGGTCGCCGCCGATCAGCTGATCGGGAACGAACACGTCCTGGGCGACGCCAGGCTGGAACGGGCTGTTGCCCTGAAGGGTCGAGGAAAGAACCATTCGAGATCTCCTGTGAGAAGGGGGTCAGGCGGAAGCGCCGCGGGTCAGCTGCGGCGACCAGCCTTTTTCGAGGCGGCCAGCACCTGGTCGGCGAACGTCTTCTCGCCGCCGCCGCTGGCACCCGCACCCGGGCGTGCCTCCCGACGCGCGTTCATGCGCTCATCGAGGCTGCGGCCGCGCGTCGGCGCCGAAGCACCCGCCATGCCGAGAACGCCGATCGCTTCGGCCGACGTCATGGTCGTCTCGAACGCCAGCTGGGCGGCGAGGTCGGGGCGGCCGGCGGCGGCGGGCGATGCGAAGATGGCGCGCGCGCGCTTGTTGGCGGCGGCGTAGCCGCGGTTGAAGCCGGAAGCCTTCTTGCCCTTCGGCTCCGGCTCTTCGTCCTCGGCATCCGCATCATCGCCTTCGTCCTCGGCATCCGCGTCATCATCGCCGTCTTCCGCGTCAGCGTCGTCTTGCTCTTCCGCCTTGCGACCCCTTGCCTTGCGGCCCTTGGGTTCGGCGCCTTCGTCTTCGGCGTCGACATCGCTGTCATCGCTTTCGGCCTCGGGGGCCTCGTCTTCGTTTTCGGCGCGGCTTCCGAGGGTACGGCCCGCGAGCGCCGCGGCACCGCTCAGCAAATGGGCGAACGGGGACGTCCCCGCCGCCAGGATGGTCTTCTTCGACATGGGAAGTCTCCGGTTGGTGGTCAGGCGGCAAGGAAGGCGGCGAATGCCGCATCGGGCGCCATCACGGCGTCGGCGAGGCCGGCCGTGACGCCGTCGGCGCCCATGAACGTGCCCGCGCGCATGTCGCGCACGGCGGAGGTCGCGATGCTGCGGTTGCGCGCCACGGTGTCGTGGAACAGCGCACCCATGGTATCG